ATCTGTTATTTCAAAAAGACAGATAAGATCAAACAACGAGGAAACCACTATAACCCTAACGAGAAACGAGTGAAAACCGACCGACGACAGCTACGAATGAAAGGATTTAGAGAACGATCCTTTGATGAATGTGAATCTGATTGTGAAGACGAGGATAAAGAATTTGAAGTAGATTCTAAACTATATTTCAAATTAGGACCAAGAAAGACAGCTGGTTCATTCTACGATTCGAATTGGATAGAGACTCTGTGCACAGATCAAGATAGCTCAGAGAGAGCAATGACGTATGAGATCACAGTTGGAAAGAATACACATATTGTTGTGTCTGCTGAAGAAACTGATGATTTTAAGGTTGAGAAGAACAAATTTGTGTCCGCTACTCGAAAGAAGCACGACTGGAATGCCTACGCGGCAGAGCTCATTTTTGAGACAGTTGGAACAATAGACGAGAATGTGGATCAATTTGAAAAATGGATCAACCAATATAAGTCATTAAACGTGGCAGACTGGCAAGGAGAAGTTGCCATAAAGAAGAGAAAAGACATATACTGCATTAGGTATAATTTGTTAGCCCTAAACTCAATCATTCAAGGGAAAATACAAGGATACACTAAGAAGGTATTGTCTAACCTGAAAACAATTGGCGAACGAACATCGGGAATTAAAGAATCAAAGAATATTGATGTTAAAACGTTATTCGATGACAACATTGAACAACATGGAGTTGAAAATTCAGTAACTGTTTTAGAATCAATAAAAAATAATCATTTGGTTTTTATTTCACGCGTTAAATACGGACAATTCGACGATCTTAATAACTTTGGGTATAGTACACATGGTTTAGGTCATAAAGATCTAATCATTTTCAATGCCCACAGTATGAGAGAACGAGAAATTATCCGTTTTTGGCGAATCGAACGACCGAAGACCGGAGATCGTTACAGTTTGGCTGTAATTATCGCATGCGACTACACAAGAGACGTCGCGATGGCCCGAATCTTGTCAAAGAACGATGCAAGAGAGCTGTTGATACGTGAAGGACAAATTGAAAATTTTGTTCACGCAAGTAGCATGACCGATCGATTCAGGGATATCACCGGACATCTGTGTGATAAAGAGTTATGGCAACAACTTGTCGATAATCAAACGGGCGTTTGTTATCTTCCTAAAACGAAAATAACAGCGATCGGAAGGATGAAAGTAAATCCAAGAAAGACATACACTATTGTTAATTCAAATTCTACTGAAGAACGAGAATATATACATATTGTAGGTCTGGAACTCAACTTGGAGTTACCTCAACCTGGAGATTGCGGCGGCCCGATTGTAACAGGCAAGAATCGTTATATGTGCAAACTCGTGGGTTTCCACTCTGGAGGCTCAGAAAAGTTTTGGACTGCGTCATTTTTGACGAAAGAAGATCTTGATTGCATAACACAACACGGATATAACGACCCCTGGCAAGAATTGATAGTGCCAGGTTTACCAGTTGATTTACCAACTGGACCGAACGTGACATTCCTGGGCGCATATAATGAGTCCACGAAACCGGCAGGAGAAATGAGGTTAGATCATTGGCACTGCTCACCTTTTAGCGATCAGTTTGAAGAACAATTACAACCTGGTCCTTTGAGTGCGTACGATGAAAGAATCGAAGTTGACTTACCAGTTAATCTTGTTGGTAAAAAGTCATTGCTATTGACACCTAACAGTGTTATGTGTAGTGATTTGCCACCAATGGATCAGACAGTATTAAACGCGATACTACCTCAAATGATAGATGAGATGACCATGAAAATTGGTTATATTCATAAAACACCGGAAGCGACACCTAGTATTTTACATCTTGCTTTAAATGGCCACCCTGAAAATCAATACTGTAAGAACCTTGAGCTCAATAAATCATGTGGTGTACCTTGGAATCTAATTCCAGGTTGCACAAAGAAGAGTGATTTCTTGACATTGAAAGAAAATCAAGTAGTATTCAGAGATGATGGTAATGGTGACCGTTTGAAGCGACGTGTAAAAACAAAATTGGATTTGGCGAAGGGAGGTGAGAGAGTCATTTCATTCTCCAATTCAAAATTGAAAGACGCGGTAATCAAATTATCTGCAGTTAAGGCAGGAAAAACGCGAGTTTTCCATTGTATACCAGTTGATAAGATCATATTCGACTCGGCGTTATTTGGGAACTTTAAAGAAGCCTACCTTAAAGCATTTATTGGATTAAACCATGCAGTTGGAGTGAATCCTAATTCAAAGGCTTGGGAGGCCATTTATAATCATATAAATGCCCACCCTAATGTTTTCGATATGGATTTTTCCAATTATGATAAACATCTGCATGGTGAACTCATGAGTATGGTTTTTACCATTATTCGTGAGGTTATTCAACGAAAAGCCCCAGACGGCTGGGACTTAGCGCGTCAAGTTTGTGCGAGTGAATCTATTAACACCTATGTGATTGACTATAGCACAATCTACCGAACAACACGCGGAAACAAAAGCGGAGAATATCTAACTACAGTTGTTAACTGCATTGCAAATGACATTTTGTCATTCTACACCTGGATCAAGACTACGGGAAACTATAGTTTGTCTGATTTCAGGGACAATGTATCGTTAGTGACTTTTGGCGACGACAAGTTAGAATCAGTCTCCGATGAGTATGCTGAGAAGTACAACTACTTTACGGCGAAAGTTGTGATGGAGTCTATTGGACACATAATAACTCCAGGAGCTAAGGATGGCATAGAGCGGAAGTTTTGTGACATTTTATCGGCGCAGTTTTTGAAGCGCGGGTTTGCAGAATGGGAAGGGATGGTAGTTGCTCCTTTATTGAAGCGCTCAATTGAATCCCCCTTTGTGTGGACCACGATAGAATTATCAGAATTTTCGATCTGGCTAGAGTTAGTTCGATCACAGCTGCTAGAAGCAGTAGTATACGGAAAAGAGTATTACAATGAATTCCGTGAAAAATTAATGAAGTGTCAAAGTAGTGAGCTAGTGAGCCATTTAGCGTCGTTGTTAAGTACAACTTACGATGACATGGTGGCGAAATATCGCTCAGCCTATTACGGAGATGAGTAGAACGGAAATCGGAGAGTTAATTTTCAGCAGAAATTCGACGCTCTTTGAGACGTTGGATACCTTGGACGTTATTGACATCAACGCTAAGGTCGAACGACTAGACGCTGATCTTAACTCATACGGCGAACAACTCCGACAACTCGCCATAATAGTAGACCAAAACCAGGCATACAATAATGCCCGTTTTGTTGACATAAACACTGATTTGAATGAATTTCGAAGGGAACTCTATGACAATAATCAGAAAATTGCCGAACTAACGAGAACGGTTGAATCATTTCAATCAACTATTTCTGAACTGCAAGCTGATACTGCTAGCAATAGTGGTGACATCAAACAATTGCAAAAAGAAGTAACAAGACTCGATAGAACGGTCAATTTTCTGTTTCAGGCTATAGAGATATTCTCTGAAGAATTACAGGATACATCAGAACTGACAAAGAAGTTGGAAGGGTGGAGATGGTCTCCACAAACGTTGCCAGGATTTATGGTTGTACGTAATCGATATGGTGTTTCAGCGCACTTCAGCTTGATTAGTGAGGAAGATAATAATTTAGTAAGTTATGATCTTAATTTCAACGATTATGACGATGGAACTCCGATTTATCTCGGACGTACATATACTATTTCGTTTTATCCACCTAATCAACCTGGCGAACGCTGTGAATGCTATTTCGCATTAACTCAAAATTCGTACAAACCTAAAGGAGGTTATATTATTCCACTTGGAATTAATGTGATCTTAAATGTAAAGAGAGGAACAATAACCTATCTTTATAGAGGCTTCGTTACTTACAACGACAAAAACAGAATTTATGACAATGAACCCAACAATGACAATTGACATTTTGGATTTTCCAAGGCGCTTACGTGCCGGATTTTCCACACTCCAATCATCGGGATCCGATGAACACATTAAAAGTGGTAATGTGATTTCTGAAGTAGGACCAGCAGTTTCGATGCGACATCCAGCTTATCCTACCCCATTCATGGCATACCATCTTCGTAAACAACACCGGAAAAGGCTTCCCAGCCATTTCTTTGGTAAATGTCGACTAGGAGATGCTTTCTCAGCATTTCTTCCTCGGGTAGTACCTCTACCAGTAGTAGGATCTCACATCACAATTGATCCCTACATCACACCCGAGCAATCAACAATTATGAAGTTGTACCAATATGTCAGAGCAGATTTCTTCTGGATTATTCATATTCCATCTCCTATCGGAACAGGAGTTATAGTTGAAATATACTGCCCAGAAATCGACAAAACAACTAAAACACGATCAGTAAGATTCAAACCAGCTGCCGTTAACACGATAGCTTTCTATGCTCCATGGAGTAACGATCTTAGCTTTGTGCCTATAACAGAAGGACGAAAAGGACAAAGCGGTGGGTCTATCAACATAAGAGTTGTAGAAGATAATACTACTGAGACTGTTAATACACCACTAAATGTGACGGTCTACCAATGCACTGCCAACGTGTTTTTGGCGTCACAGAGGCCTGATAGTACAGAATTTACCACAATTCCAGGTTTAAACTTTCAACCTGTTTCCACCACCGCTATGATCTCAGACAAGCTCTGGGAACATGGTGATGATGAATCAACAGTTGAAGTTCAAGCTGAAGGTGTAAATGCTGGTGCTGTCATTCCTAAACTTGACGAATCACCAACGACCGAATTAACAACAAAGCCTGAAGAGCAGGC